CATATTAACAATCTGCGAGCGTCAGATATGGCGCGCACAGTAGTCCGCCCAGGTTACACACTTGAGCACTTGGCATTCGAGTGGGAAATTGATATCCTGTCAGCATCAGCTTTATTTGCTAAATTGTCAGAAATCAAACGTACTGCTGTACATATGCCTGAAAAGGAGCGTTTTAACGCTGGCTTTTACTTGCAGTGTGTGTCGACTTATGGTCTACTACCACCTGACGAACAAGCAATCGTAGACGAATGGAGCAAGGTTGTTATAGCCCATTTGAAAGAAGAGTTAAATCAATACACGCCAGATTCTATGGTGATGTGGCTAGCTAGACTACCCATATTGCGCGAATTCTTGTATATTGAGCTAATGGTCATATCCAAAATTTGGGTTGAATTCGCTGCCTCTTTCAAGGTTTTCACCATGCTATTAACTATCGTTGCTGGTTCAGCTATTACTATGAGTTTTATGCCTATAGCATTGCCTGTCTTTGCGTTTAGTGGACTAGCCTTTTGGTATTTTGTACAAGCTCGTTGGAATATAGTAGGAACTAGATACATTGAGATTAAAAATACCATAGAACTCAAATACTCTATTATGCACCGCATTGCGCGACATTCACCGGGTGTAATGACTTCTTGGTTTGACGTAGCTGTATACGCCGGAGCCAGTGCGGTTCTCCTATTCTCTGTCGGAAAAATGTTACAAATGTTCTTTCGTGATTCCACTTTAGGTCAATCCGTATCTGAGGTAGCCCAAGAAGTGGTAGCCAAAACTATGGGAACCGAATTGGGAACTAATTTGTATCCAGATGTAGATATGGCCGTGAGGAAGGCTTTCACCCCAACCCAGTGGGCAGGTGTTGAGTTACCTCAGAGCCAGGAATATTGTGGAGAGATTGATACCCGCACCACTACAGACGAAATGATGTACAGAATTGTAGAGAAAAATTTGGTTAGTGTGCGATTTATCAGAAAAGATGCGCCCACTGAGATTTGCAATGGTCTATTTATAACTAGCAATATCTTAATGATTCCAAAACACGTGGATATCGCTGAAGATCAACCTTTAGTTATACAGAGGCACGATAAATTGTTGAATTCGGTTTTAACTACTAGGGTTTCCAACGCTATGCGATGGGAATCTCCTAGCACCGATTTGGCTTTTATTTCTGTATTGGCATCAGGAGATTATAAGAATATCAGTAAATATTTCCCCGTGCAGCATTTTCCAGCTACTCCTGCGCAAGTTTTGTATCGTACCCCTAATGGGAATGTAACAAAAACGTATACCAAAGCCTCACCAGAACCAGAAATTTGTGTTGCTGGTGTGAGCCCTTACTCGGGCCATACATATCATTTGGAATATGACACTTTCAAAGGATTGTGTGGTGCCCCACTGATTTCATTGGGCACGAATAAGTGCTTGGTGGGTGTACACTTAGCAGGAAGAACACCTAAAGATACTTTCGGAGCTTGTTCTATTATCCTTCAAGATGAGGCGCTAGTGGGTATACACTATTTACGCAATATTCCTTCTCTACAAAAGTCCCTATCCGTGGAAGCGGGTGATGATATTAACTTCGAGACTACCGTAGCGGGGAATAAGGTTTTGTCCAAGGGCGAAGTGCATTACAAATGTCCTACCAAACATCTGCCTTTATATACCGACATGGAAGACAGGCAAATTGAAGTACTCGGATCTTGTTTTGAGGCCTCCACTTTTAGATCAGAAGTTCGTATGTCGTTAATATCACATGATGTCGAGCGCATTATGGGTTGTCCCCAACTGTGGGGGCCTCCTAAGGCTGAGTTTGAAACCGAACCTTATTATAAAGCCCTAGCGGGATATGGTAAGGCTTCTCTTGGCCCTTCGCCGAAAACCCTCGAAATGGCTATCATTGATTACACTACTCCATTATTGGAAGCTACTGCAGAATTTACTAGACATGTTCCTATGGTTCCATTAACACCAGAGGAAACTATGGGCGGAATCTATGGACGAAGGTTTATCGACCCTATGCCTCGTAATAAATCTTGTGGATACGGTTTTAAGAGCAAATTATCTACACATTATGAATTGCTGGATGGAGTCGCAGAACTTAGCGACACACTCCAACAGGAGATTGACGCAGCAATGTTGTGTTATCGTCAGAATAAGAGATATAATTTCATCTACAAAGCTTCTCTGAAGGATGAACCGACATTACTCACAAAAAAGAAAATACGAGTATTTACTGGAGCACCTGTGGCTCAGAAGTATATTATTCG